GAAAACATGTCCGCAAAACGACTGATAACCGTGTTCAATGGAGCGGTGGTTTCAAATATATCCCGTTCGTGTCCCTCGATTACTTGCCATTTTTCCGACTTCTTATTGTACTCAAATCTTGGATCAATCCGAAATCCTCTCGGTGTGCGTGTGTAAGCGTCATTCCCTTTCCCCCATGATAGGAGTGAAAAACTACCAATTCGCATGAAACTACCTGCCATAGTCACAATATTATGTTAAATAGAACAAATGTATTGAAAAATACATACATTTGCCTAAAATCGTAATTATGTTAAATAGAAACGATAAGGAAAAGCAGGAAAAACCGAACGTCGATTTGGGGAAAATAAAAGCCAAGAAGATGAAACAGGTTGATTCAAGTAACGAAATTAAGAAGTGAAATGATTAAATCTATTTACTTTCCAAATCAGGAGTTCACGACGAAAGAACATCTATTTGCTGAAATGCTTGAAAAGAGTGAAGATATAATTTCACTCAAAAAGACAGAGCGAAAATCCGATTGTTTTGGTTTCAACATAGCAGAACTTCCAAAATCATTCGCCGAAAAAGGAATGAGAATGGAAGACGGTTTTATTTACCCTGTTATCAATACGACTATGTTCATGGATTCACATGATGACGTTCAGATGAATAATTCATGGAATAAGTCAGTGAACGAGCAGCAAGGGAAAATCTATTACGTTGCAGACCATGAATTGAAAGTGAGCAGTATTATAGCGCACCCGCAAGATGTGGAAATGATGCTAAAGAACTTCACTTGGAAAGAACTTGGTTACAATTACGAGGGTAGCACACAAGCACTTATTTTCAAGATCGCAAAGGACGCTATCAAAATGCCGCAAGCGTTGGATATTATCAACAATAAATACCCGATGCAAAATTCAGTTCGTGAGCAGTACATTAAACTTCGCATGGCTGTAAATTCCACAAGTCCCGATTTCGTGAAAGAAAACGAGGTTTGGAATGAGGTAATCGGATCGGTTGCGAATCGTGAACACGTTGAAAAGATGGGTTATTTCTTCGCAATTGACGAATCAAAGATCATTAAAGAAAGTAGCATGGTTTTGTTTGGATCAAATTCAGCAACTCCGATGTTACAAAAAGATATTGAGCCGACTAACGTCACTCAAGACAAAGGAAGCCGCGAAAGCACTTCACAAAGCAAAATAAGTATTTACAATTTTAACTAACGAAAATGAAAAAAACATTTTTAGAGTTTTTGGTATCAAAAGGTCATACTCAAGATCAGTTTGACGCAATGGATGCCGAAGCAAAAGCTGCGTTGTATAATGACTACAATGCTGAGTTAAAGGCTTACATTGAAAAACTGAAAGAAGATTTGGATGATAAAGCTGACAAAACTGAAATCGAAAACGCTGTCAAGGAACTTCGTGAAGCTCAACTTGAGCAAATGAAAGAAATGAACAAGACACTTAAGGAGTTCGGTATTCAGATTAAAGAATTGAACGAAAAAGAAAAAGGTCAAGCAGCGAAAAACAATTTGAGTTTACGTGAGGGACTTGAGAAAAACGCTGATCGTTTGACGAAATTGAAAGCCGAAGAAATCCCGACTGCAAAAATGGGTGAGTTTACAATGACTGTAAAAGCACCAGCGGACATGTTGATTTCAACAAACGTTTCAGGTGGTAATGTACCTGTTGAGCAACGTTTGGAGGGATTGAACACAATCGCATCTCGTCAGGTTCGTCTTTTAGACATCATCAGTCGTCGTCGTGCATTGTCTAACACTATCTCTTGGGTTTACCAAGCGAACAAAGGCGGTGCTGCTGGTGGAACAGATGAGGGCGATTTGAAGAACCAAATCGACTTCGATCTTGTAGTAAGTTCTGAGACTGTTGTTAAACGCACAGCGTTCATCAAAGTTTCAACTGAAATGATCGACGATATCGACTTCATGGAGTCTGAAATCCGCAATGAATTGATGCGTGAATTGTTGAAAGACGTTGAATCACAAGCGTACAGCGGTAACGGTTCTGCTCCGAACTTACGTGGTATTCGCACCGTAGCGACAGCGTTTGCAGCAGGTACATTCGCTACAGCGGTTGACAACGCAAACAATTGTGACGTTTTGACGGTTGCAATGAATCAGATTATGATTGCCAACCAAGGAATGCCGAACTACATCTTGATGCACCCATCAGATGTTACAGCATTGAAATTGGTTAAGGTTTCTGCAACTGATCGTCGTTATGTTGATCGCTTGGTCACTGTAGGTTCTACATTGAATCTTGATGGTGTTCCGATCATCCCGACTACACTTGTAACAGCGGGTGAGTATCTTGTTGGAAACTTTGATCTTGCCGCAATGTACGAAAAAGGTGATCTTATGATCAACGTTGGTCTTGACGGAAACGACTTCACCAAAAACATGCGTACAATCCTTGTTGAATGGCGTGGTTTGGTTATCGTGAAAAACAATGACCGCACTGCATTCGTTAAGGGTGTATTCGCAACGGACAAAGCAGCACTTGAAACTCCATAATTCATAGCGTGATGGAAGAAAGCACAAAAACAAAGAAAGAAACTACCAAACCAGCGGCAAAGAAAGCCGAGGAGGGGACGGTAGTGCAATTCAAATCCAACGGTAAGTGTAAGCACATGCCAAAGGATGGGGTTTACGAAGTTTCAGCGGAAAGTGCAAACCTTTTCATTGATCTTAATTACGGAACTATTATTGATTAACTATGCCAGCATTACAAGTATCGGATTTCGTGGGTAAATGGCAAGTAGCAACGGATCAACCGACAAAACTTGCATTACAACCGTACATTGATAAGTACGTACCTTTTTACCTTGCTAAATTGCTTGGGGCAACTCTTTCCGATGATCTAATTACGGACATTGGCGGGGGTTCTGCTCCAACTGATCCAATACTTGTTTTGATTTGGCAGCCTTTTCAAAAAGACGGAGATTGTGGTGAATTACACATTTCCGAGGGAATCAAGGCTTACCTACTCGGATTGGTCTACTGGCATTGGATGACGGACAAAAGAGTCAACGTCAATCCAGTGTCAGGGACATCGTCCGCAAAGACTGAAAACACCGTGAATCGACACGTACCAGAACCGCAAATTTATTCCCGTTGGAATGAATCGGTTGAAACTTTAAAAGCGATCCATTGGTTTATTTGCAAGAATAGCGGTGATTACCCTGATTTTAACGGTCAGGACTTGCTTTATAATTCGTATCTATAATGGCTTACAAAACAGGAAAACAAGTATTTGAGGATTTGATTTTGTCAAACTTAGACAACACAGTGAAAGTGAAGTCTGTTATTTTGGCAAGTGATCCCGAATACAACTTTACTGTTTGTGATACAAAGTGGATGCGTGCGGGGCAAAGTTTCATTGATCAGGACGGGAATGTTTGGGGAATTGAAGAAGTTGACCAAGCAACGAACACCGTTTACGCATTAAGACCAAGCCCTACGGCATTAATCGAATCGGGGGATTTGATCGAAATACAACTTCCTGTATTACTTCACGGGACACCGCTAACGGTAGAGGGTGAAGAAGTACACAAAATGGATGCGAACATTGCGTTCGTAACTCCTTTGATTTGGTTGCTCGATCCTATTTCTTACGAGGATTCCCGTTACGGTGAATTGAAGTCACGAACATTTGAGTTTAACTTCTATTGTTTGGACTTCTTCGATGGAAACGGTGATTTAAACGATGATCGCCATAGTAAGGTTGTCTACCCAATGACACAGCTAAACGAAGCAGTTCGTGAAGCTATTGACAAAGGAATTGGAATAGAACGAACGGGTAATTGGCGAGGTGTTGAATTGTCCCGTTTGGGGCGTGAAACGAAAAACGGTTTTGAGTCTTATATTTTATCATTCAACCTTTCGGGCATCGTTTCGACGGTTTCCGTTGTGGTTGATTCAAATTTAATTTGTTGTTCATAATTTAAACTAATAGACATGGCAGTAAATATCGCAGGTTGCGGCGCATGCAACACGTTAAAAGCACTTGGTGACCTTTCAAATTGTGATTTTGGTCGTATCAATGCAATTGGTTTTCAGCGTTTGTTTGATGACGCAGGGGACAAAATCTATTTTGACACAACTTCGGTAACGCTTGGAGCGGACATCTTGGAGTGTGTTAATATGTCAGTAAGCGACACAACGAAGCGTTTGTTTATGACACCTAAAGCGAATGTTTTCAACTTGACTCGTTCGGATGAGAACTTTGCAACGGATCAATCAAACGTTAATTTCGCTTTGAAAACAGGTGAAATCGTAAGCGTTGTGGCTGAATTTTGGGAAGCTACTGACAACCTTGCAACTCGTTTGCGTGATTGGGAGTGTAAAGATACGCAAGTATATTTCACTTCTGTTGACGGTAAATTCCTTGGATCGGAAGTTGATGAAGACCATCAAAAATTATGTGGTTGGAGAATTGTACCAAAGTCATTGACTTCGCGCTTTGTTGCATCTACTTCGGAAGCACCGTCTAAGGTGATGCTATCATTCCAACTTGAGCCAACTACCGAGAAAAACAGTACTTGGGCGTTCTTGGATAAGGAGCAATTGGGTTACAACCCTACAACGTCTTTCGTTCCTGCAAAACACTTGCTTGCTGTAGCATCTACGGCAATCGCGGATGAGGCAATTGTTGTTCTTCGTTCACCTGCAAAGGCATCGAACAAATACAACTACGGGCGCGACTTGACTACGGGCGCACCAGCGAACGCGGTTTGGCGTGTGTACAATGAGACAACGAACGCTTACTTGTCACCGAATCCAACGATCACATTTGCGGACGTTCCCGATGATCAAATCATTGCAGGTAACGAACCTGAATACACAGTTGATTTTTCAGGTGCTCTTCCTTCGCCGCCTAACACAGGCAATAAGTTGAATGTTCAGGTTACTGTTGCGGGTTACTTGGTTCAGAAGTCAAACACATTTACAGCGTTGTAATATGAGTACCGACAAGCCAACAAAAAAAGAGGTCATTCAACTGAATGTTGACTACCTTAAGAGCAGAACGCTCGAGGGCGTTTACAAGTCTTTTCACAAGCGCATTGATTTGGAAGAAATCGAAAAGCAGTGGAAAGCCGCTAACAAGAAGTAAAAAAAGAAACCCCGTTAATTCGGGGTTTTTTCATTTATAAACTGTTCGATTAATTCCGTTGTGGGTAATTCTCCA